CGACTATGGGCGAGAAGGCTTCGATCAGGAAGTCAGCGCGTCTTCTGGCTGACTTTGATCTGATTACTCAGAAGCGGTTTGACGCCATCGTGAGGACGACAGAGAGCCGGAGATGATCCGATGCCTCTAGGGAAATTCATTATCTCAACTGGAGAAATACCCGCCGGGTCTGATGCTGCTAAGTTCTTCCCGGTCTTCTCAGCGAGTTCGCGGCCAGTCGAGATCCATTTCGTTCAATATTTTGGCGGCGATAACGGCGAGATGATGCAAATCATCCTAGTCCCGCCGACCATTGTGATCAATGGGACGACTGGAACAGCCGATCATCCCGGCACGATTGCGATCACCCCTGCCGAATATATGCAAGGCATAACCGGGACTCAAGCGAAACCGATGGCACTAGGATCCGACAACGGCGGCAGAGGCGCACCCCGCTTCACAAAGTTCGTAGTTCCTCCTAACTATCAGATAGCGATGATGCAGGACACCGCTAACACCGCTGCGTGGTCGCTGACTGTGGGCGGGTTTGAACTGGATTACTAGGTGATCCAATGCCGAAAGCAAAGCCTGATCAGGTGATCGTACACAGGATCGAATTACAGGACACAGAACGTGATCTACTGTCGGGGATGACGGCGGCATTCCAGTTCAACCGGATCGCGAACCCATTGGTGAAACTGTTCAACGATGTAACCGGCACGGTGACGGTCCTGACCCTGCTGGCCGCTACTGGTCTCCTAGCCGGGATCACGTTCGTCTTCGCCTACGATCCCGAGGCCCTCACTGATCCTATCGAGCAGTTCCTCGGCCAGTATCAAGAGGCTAAGGAACAGGCCGAGGCTGTTGGTGATGTGTATGGATCAGCAGGGGGTCCACTCCGAGGGATCATCGATGTGATCGAGTTACTCACGGGATCTAATCTCCCTGACTTCGGTGCAGGCTACGAACCGCCCGGAGAGCCTAGCCTTGGATCTCAACGGTTCAACGATCCCAATGTCTTCCTCAGCGAAGCATGGTTCTCACAGTTTGAAACGAACCCCCTCGCGACCTCGCCGCTATGGAATGAAGGTGTCCCAACGGGGCCGGTTCAAGAAGACGGCACATTCTGAGATTTTTCCGGAATTCGGTTTTCTCAAAAAAAAATCGGCTGGAATCGCACTTTTTTGTTCGACTGCAGAAGTTCCTGGTCCCCGTATTCCGGAAATGCCTAGATCCTATTCTGAGAGTCCCGACGATCGAATTCAGAGAGCGTAGATCCGTGATAGATGCAGATCATGGAGGGGAACGGCGCGGCCGTTGTCGATCCCCCAAACTTGAGGCGTCCTCTGATGAATCGGATCTCGCACCACGGCAGGATCCACTCCCAAAAATAGGCCGTGTCTGTGTAGGGCGGGATCAGGAGGATCACCGTAGATCCCCGCGAATGCCATTCAGAGAAGCATTTGCGCACCCATAGACCGATTTGGCCCCGAGTGTAGGGGGGATTCACGAACGTCGCTCTATCCATCGGGAAAGGCTCCTCTAGGTTGTCGGTTTCACTGTGCAAGGGGCAGGGATCGTGAAGCGGTCCGAACTCCTCAGTATATGCCTCGATAATCTCTGGTGGCGTTGACCAGTCTGGACTCGAGTCCGCTTGAATCGGTTTCACTGGATCCTCTCCGCCGCTTTCGAGATCGTCCTGCACGAAGGGCAATCTTCCTCGAGGATCACACCGTATCGCATCATGGTCACTCCCCCCTCGCCAGTAACGACCATCTCGAGGGTTGATCCCTCATTCAATTCCAGCCATCTCACGGCCCCACAGTTCGAGTTCGGACATCGAAAAGTCTTGAATCCCTTCTTCGCCATTTCATCAGCGAACCAATCAAGGATCTTCTTCACTCACTCACACTCCCTTCGCCCGCAGGTCGGGACGCCGACCATCCAGCCGTGATCATTGATTATGCGGCCACATTTACAACGATAGAGATCCATTCACTCACTCTCCTCATCGACGATCGGAGTGGTCTCATAACCGAGCGTAGGATCTCCTCGAGATTTCGAGGCCCACCGTTTCTTTGCTGCTGCCACTCTGGAGGATCGTACGAAGGTGGTTGAGTCGAACCCGATCAGGCTGTCTTCGTGCTTCTTGATATTCGTCCGTCTTCGGTTCCTCCGCTTCTGTTCGGTGCGAATGGATCCCACTGGCCGGTATGCTGGATATTCGAGTATGGAGTCGGTCCGTCGTCGGCCTCGATTCCCGGGCCGACGAGAGAGCATAGCCTGAACTCGATGGTTGCACTTTCGACAAACTCGATCTAGTCGCTTCACTCCCTCCTCTGTCTCCCATATCCACCAGTATTCACAACGTGAGCAGCACCAGAGACCCCGACGCATCAATCCCACTCCTGCGTTCGCATCGAGGTCCCGTCAGGGAAGATGATGACGATCTGCTTCTCGATGTATTGGGAATGCTCCTGAATGAGAAACGACAGAAGCGCGTCCTTGTTCTTGAATCCCCTTCGGCCTCCCTTCGATAGTCCACCGAAGGACAGCGCATACTTCGCCATCAGAGATCACCTTCCCGGCGGAGTTCGTGCTTGATGCCTGTTCGGGTGATGTAGCAATCCTCAGACTGAACCTGCTTGATCTGTTCAAAGTCCTGCACTTCAAAGACGATTTTACAGAACCGGCAAACCATTCTGATGATCATGATTCGGCCTCCGAATCGATGTGCCAGTCTGGAAGATTCTTGACTCGGTTTCCCCTCATGCCGTTGAAGATCGCTGAGAGGTTCGCTAGTGCCTTATTGGCGCGATCTAAGGCCACCAAATCACCCGTTGGCACTCCGGCCCTCAAGATGGCGTGGTATCGCTCCTTGAGGGCTTCATCAGTCATCAAGGCGGTCAGCAGATCATACTCTGCATGTCTAATATTTCTGTATCGCGTTGCGCTCGGTTTCCGGGGCATAGCCCCGTAAGGGGGGGCCGTCCCTACATAACAACGGCGTTGCTGCTGTTACCAGTTCACTACAATTCAGAGGTATAGGCAACTCCACGATCCCGCCGAACCCGATTCATGGCCCGCTCGATCCGCTTAACCGTCTAATACTAGGAACAGACATGGGCGGGTGTGGTGGAGGGGCCACCGATAGAGAGGATTAAGGCCGGGATGGGTCCGTTCCCGGTCGGGTTGATCACATCGTAGTCCACGATATTGCCATGATCGTCGGTTTTGCTCTCATTTTGGCCGTCCTGATCCTGATCCACCGTTCAACCATGATGTTGATCGCCCAACTACTCGAGGAAATCGACGCTAGGGTTGCAGGAGCGATCAAGGCTGTCGTCCAAGACCTACAACTAGAGGGTGTTGAACCCCCCAATCCGTTCCAGCAAATGCTCCTCGGATTTGTCGCTGAAAAAATGAATGCGGCCAAGTCCCCGAGAGATTTGAAGGGGCAATTTAGCCCTGTGATCGAGATCGATAAGGATCTTTCATAGTCCGACCATACAGCCGCCACTGTATGCCTCGAAGGAAGACCAAACGCCGAAAGTCACCGAAGACGATCAGCGTCCTCAACGTCTTGGAGAGTCTGACCTACGCTAGCATCATTTCAGAAGGCGTCGCTGGAACGTCCGTATTCGGGCTGTTCGGTGATACCGATCTTCAACAGACTTCTGTCTATGATCAGGGACTCGGCACTTCCTCGATGACTTGGACTGGCGGATCTGCGCTCAGTCTCGGCGACATCATGAGCCAGCCAACTCAAGCGGTCTCGATCATGCAGACCAATTTCGCGAACAACTGGAAAAATATGGCTGTGGCCAGTTTCGTGACTGGAATCACATTCAAGTGGGGCCGCCGATTGATGCGCAGGCCGATCTCGAACATCAATCGCAACATCATGAAGCCTCTAGGCGTCGGGATCCGGGTGTGATTGAATGGCTAACGTTCAGTCCTATGGTCAACTCATTTCACGATCTGGAGCCGTGATCCCACTTTTCAACGCCGCAACGACCGAGGCCACCGAGGATAACGTCCAGACAGATTTCAACTATGTCGGATCGGCCCAAGATGTAGGCACTTACGGCAACCAACTAGGCCGTTTCGTTCTCTCTCGAGCAGGATGGGTCGCAGAAACGGATGCCAGTTATGCATACGTCAGATCGGCCGGCGTGATCAAGTGTGCCGTTCCCTTTGGATCTGGAAAGGATGGGGGCGTTACTCCGTTGCCCGCTCCGCTGCCATACCCGAAGGAATTGGAGTCTGGAGATCAACTCATGTGCATGTCCAACGCCGTCACTGTGAGAATGGCTTCGCTATCGGTTGCCTGCTCGAACGGTGAATACCACGTGTTCACAGTCACCCCCTCAGGATCAGGCGAGCATGAGTTCGTCTCGATCCTCACTGGCAACGGGATCGGCACGACATTACAGGGAAGGATCTGCACCCACTGGATGGCAAACTCTGGAAACAATGACGCAGAACTAACGTCCTCGGTCATGCTCCTTGACGGGTCCGGAATACCAACCGGGTCTCTAGGATTCACCGCTTCCGGCGGCGCGACCTCGACACAGTATCAGCCCTCTGGCGGATTACCCATACATCTCAACAGCCGCGCCGTTTTCAGGACTGACGGGTGATCCCCGATGGCTAAGGCTAGCAAAGCAGCGAAGGGCAGGGTTCGCCGTGCGACTATGGGCGAGAAGGCTTCGATCAGGAAGTCAGCGCGTCTTCTGGCTGACTTTGATCTGATTACTCAGAAGCGGTTTGACGCCATCGT